AGGAAGAACTGCTCACGGAGTACCCTGACCAAAAGGACACCCTGGCGGAACTGTTGGAAGACTACGACGCCGACGCCGTGAAAGCGTTCATTGAATACTTTGGCGAAGAGTGCCTTGAGTCCTTTGAGGATTCTTATCAGGGTGAGATGAGCGGAGCAGAGTTTGCTCAACAGATCACCGAAGATTGCTACGCGATCGACCTGCCTGGATTCGTTGAGGTTGACTGGCAGGCAACATGGGAGAACCTGGAGCGTTACGACTACGCCGAACAGGATGGTTTCATCTTCTGCTGCAACTTCTGAACCAGTCGGGGGACTGTCCACTAACCTGGCACCGGTCCCCAAAATCGTGTATCTTATAAGGGTCAAACGAACGACACCAAATGACTGCTCTGAACCTCTCCGCTGCTGACTCCGCCGCCGTCGCTTTCTACGAAGAGATGAAAAACTACGTTGAGGGATTCGGTCTTGCCAACCTGGACCGCGAAGACCGTCTGCAGTTTAAGAAGGGACGCAAAGTCCTGGAGTCTCTGGAGCAGCAGGTCAAAGCAGTGATGAACCCCCGCTGTGCTGCCGCTACCAAGTGGACCGCCGAAGAGTATGATGCACTTGCTGCCGCATACATCCGCAACGGTGCCGACGAACGCGAATGCCTGCGTGAGTTCCGCCTGGTCTCCGAGCGCCACTCCGACTACGCGGTTCGCCTTGCGGTGAACTCCTGCAAATTCCTGGACACCTCCGTTAAGGATGCCAAGGGTCTGCACGACTACGCGAACGGTCTGCTGTTCTCTCTGCAGTCCCTGGGTGGTGACCGCTTCCAAGGTCGCCGCTGATGTGGTAGGATATGTCCAACAAACAAACAACCTCATGACCTATCCAACCCCTGACGCTAACGGCACCATCTCCTGGAGTGAGGCAGTCCAATTCGCTTGGGATGCTGATCAGGATCTGAACTTCCTGGAACAGTTCGCGCAGGACTATGCCCACCTTTGCGGTGAGCGGATCGACCTGGGTGAGTTGGAGACCTGGCGCTGTGACCTGATCGGTGCCCTGATTGCCGACCTGGTGTTCGGTTGACAGCAGCGTTAGTGCGTGGTACGCAGTGCCCCCGGTCGCGGGGGCGTTGCGCCGTGGCGCGTGTGGCGTCCGCCC